GAGAAGGTTAAAACAAGCGGCATCCAAATGCCCGGTACAGGCGCAGCTACTAAAGGTGTAATGTCAAGGGGCCCAATGGCATGAATTACAGCCAGCTTGTTACCGCAGTAACTGACTACTGCGAAAACACTTTCCCAACTGACAATATGAATACGTTCATTCGTCAGGCGGAGCAGCGCATTTATAATACTGCGCAGCCTGCTAATTTGCGAAAGAACATGACAGGCACGCTTTCTACGGGTAATAAATACTTGCAGGCACCATCTGACTTTTTAGCTGCATATAGCCTTGCCATATACCCAGCATCTGGTACTGGCGATTATTTGTATTTGTTAGACAAAGATGTCAACTTCATGCGTGAGGCATACCCTAACCCCGCAGTGACCGGTAAACCAAAACATTACGCTATCTTTGGGCCGCAATCAACTAACGTTAATGAGTTGACGTTTATACTTGGCCCCACGCCCGATGCCGACTACAAAGCGGAGTTGCATTTCTTTTACTATCCCGAATCAATTGTTACAGCAAACACAACATGGCTTGGCGACAATTTTGATTCTGTGTTGTTGTACGGTACGATTTGCGAAGCGTTTGTGTACATGCGTCAAGAAGGCGATATGGTTAAGCTAGCGCAAGATCGCTACGTTCAAGCAGTTGCTTTGTACAAGAATTTGGCGGATGGTAAACAACGTGGCGATGCGTATCGTGATGGCCAACTCAGGATTAATGTGTCATGAGTTATATCCTTCAAACTCAGACAACCAGCTTTAAAACAGAGCTATACACAGGATAAAGCTGTAAGCCGTTTGTACCAGCCGTTATATACGTAGTATCTCTACGCGGATTACGTAAGGCTTGCGGGTCATCAACAGGAAACGTGCCTAGCATCAATTGAGGCTGGTCTGGATCCCAGCACTCAGGGCAAACCAACAATTCATATTTACGCTGTTTAATAATCTCGGTTTTAAGATTTTTTAACTTGAATTGTTGACCACAGCGATCACACATGGCAATCGCTTTTTTGCCGGATGCAAACCTATTTCCCATTAGTAACTGCCACCAATATATTGTTGTCGTGGCACAAAACGTACTGGAGCTTTTTCGCGGTCTTCTCCCGCGGCTATCTCAAACGTCTCGCTATAAATCTGTTTTAGCATCTCAATGCGGGGCATTAGCTCTGGCACTTTGATTGCAATGTGGTACGCCAAACCAGCTACAAGAGCCGGCAAAAAGCGGAAGTTCATGTCAGCGGTTTCAACACCCGCGCCGGCGTCTTGCACTCGACGGAGTCTCCAATACACAAACTGATATGGGGTACTGTTGTCAGGTGTAGGCCAGACAGTAACAGCTGGAAGTTGAGGTACATATACAGTAGTACTGGTAGCATGCGAAGCAGCGGTCGTATTATTTTGTCCACGGAACACCCCACCAAGAACATTACCTGTAACGTATGTGTAGTAGATGTCTTCTGTACCAAGGCGAATAAAGCCTGATCCGGCCAGCCCCACTACGCTATTGAGCGTTATTGTGGTGTCCGTCGCCGTAATTCCGCCCACCAAGACTGAATTGGTTGGATTAGTTTCGCCAGAAAGTCTTTGAATCCAGACTTGAATTGGGCGAGCTTGTTGAAGCTTGTTTGGAATAGTTGCATAAGTAGAAACGCTAATGCGTGTAATGGTTAAGTCCGCCTGCGTAGACGCAGTGTTAGACCCAGTACGAATAACTTGCTCTAGCAAATCAATCGTGTCCGTTGGTAGGGCGTATGTAGCTAAACCCGGAGTCAGGTTAATAAACCCCTGCTCCATAGTCCACATGTTAATACCCTTGCTCTGCCACTCAATCGTCATCAGGTTCATGGAACGACGTGCTGTACGCAGGTCATAACCAGAACGCATTTCACGGCCAGCCCTCTCCCACGCTTCCTCGGCGATCTCCGTGAAGTCCATGTTGAAGAGGGTGCTGCCGGTAGTAGTCATCTAAATCCTGCCGTTTTCTTTGCAATAGTCTTGGGTTGCGCTACAAACTGCTTACCAGATGCTTTACCTGCACGCTTGGCTTTAGTAGTTGCAGCGTATTCTGCTGGAGTTAGAGATTTAATGGCTTTCTCAGGCAAATACCGCTCCCCCGTCTTACTCGACGGTTTACCAGACTTAGTGCGCCATTTCTGGTCGCCCCAGTCCTTGAGCGATTTCTGAGGAGCTTTCAATCTCTATACCCTCCACCAGCATCTTTGTACTTCTTAGCAACAAGCTGTGCTTTACGGGCTGACCACTGACCCGCGCCCGTGCCGTGAGTAGCTGCGGCTTTTACCTGAGACACAATCCGCTTACGCAGATCAGGCTTAGTGTAATTGCCAGCTTCGTTGACTTTACCGCCTTCAGCATATTGCGTGAAGTCAGTGTCATCCCGACGTGCTTTTTTCACGCCTTTGGGCATTTTACTTGGGAGCATGGCTCCCATGCCACGGCTGGCCATCATGGTTAGATGTACTTTCCACGGGTCTTACCCTTGGTAGCAATACCATCAGCACGGCTAGATGCAGAACCGTAAGAAGGTTTAGCTTGTTTAACAGCGCCCATCTTAGAAGGTTTGACTGAGCCGCCGCTCTTCATGCCCATGCCGGAACCTGCAAAATCAACAGTATTGCCACCACGATCTTTACCAGCAAAAGCAGAACGCAGGCGTTCACCAACAGAACGTCTGTCAGTTGTACCGCTACCACTTCTAGCCATGTCGCGGCTTTGTTTGGCGCGATCTGCTAAAGACATTTTAGTTACGTCAGAGGGCATTTCAGCGGATTTACCACGACCGGGGCCACCTGAAGGCATTTCAGCAGACTTAGCACGATTTCTCATGCGAGCAATTTCACTGTCAACGCTTGTTTTAGGCGCGGGCTTAGGCATAGCTTTGGGAGTAGCTTTTACAACCCTGCTAGTTCCTGCATCGCCGAATTGACCCGCTTCTTCCGCAGCACCCGCGTCACCCATTTCTTTGAGCGCACGTTTAACAGGTGATTCTGAAGCTTCACGATTGTTAGCTTCTTCCATTGCGTCTATTTCGCCGCCATATTCGTAACGTTTAGTCTTTTTCATAATAGCTCCTTTTAGCAGGCGTAGCCGCCCTTGTTCATGGTAATCATTGTGCCCTTAGTTTTACCTTTGGTGCAGCAACCATCTGCCGCACTGGTATAACCGCCTTTAGCCAACTTAGTCATTGGCTGACCTTTGTGCAAACGGCTTTCGTGTTTGTTAACGGCCTTTTGCAGCATGGCTTTGTCTTGCTTTAAGTCCATTGCCATGTCTTCTTTCATATCGCTTTTAGCCATAGTTCCACCCTTTGAGAATTTGCGGCCTTTGTCAGCCGAAGAAAAGTCTTTACCCACTGACATGGGCACGCCTGCTTTCTTGGCGAACGCTGGATTGTGGGCCACCGCTTCCATGAAATTATGTTGTTTTTTACTGCTGCTCGGCATCTTTATTACCTTTGCGCCCAAACAAATTTTGTACTGTTTTAGTTTCCCAAATGCGGATTACCGTCCACACGATTGTAAAGAGTGCAGCGATTGACGGCAACATTTCCACTAGGGTTCCTACAACAGTAATTATCGACAGCGCATCAACAACATGCTTTGCCGTTTCATGCGATTCGCTCATGTCAGCAGTTCCACGCCCGTAGGCTTTTGTTAATACGTGAGTTTGGGTCGTTAGCCGTCTTTGCGCTGGTCAACTTCTTTTTCATGCCACTCATCCGGGCGCAGAAGGAGTCGCGCCGGGACCCGCCCTCTGGCTGGGGGGCTTTCAATCCCGGTTTGCCCGGATTGGCTTTGTTGTAGGAAGCACGTCCTTTGGCGTTCAATCCGCCCTTGTCCGATTTGCCTTCCTTGCGTTGCCATGCTGGTGATTTAGCCATTTACGACTTTCAGTTTGTGCTGGTAAATGTTTTCCAGCAAAGGCATCACAACTTCTTCACGGAAGTTGCGCTCAAACGTTTCTTGTCCAACGTGAGGGAGGCTAATGTCAACATCGAGATAAACAGTGAAACCCATTTGAGTAGCTCTATCGCAGAAC